TCAATGTGTTCGGGTGGACCAGTGGTTATTGCCAGAACTCCAAGAAGGATATAAAATATGGTCTGGGCAAACACATCCTTATCAAAGTGAAAAAGATTATCTTAAGAACCTCCCATCTAAATAGTTAGACGGGAGGTTTTTTATGGCATACAATCTTATACCATCTACTTTCTCAGATGCAGGTTCTGCTGTAAAGCATATGGATAATGCTGCAGCTGCAGAAGCATTGAGGTTGTGGAATTATCTTGTCAATACATATGGCATGGAAAACCCTATTGCTTTTAATCCGACTAATAAAAAAGCAGTAAAAATTGCTAGAGCATTGCAAACAGAATTTACTAAAGCAGAACTAAAAAGAAAACTAAAACTAACTTCTCTCAATTTTGACTTTGGTGATGGTAGTAGAGGTAATCGTGGTACAGGTAATAGAGGTAATTTATTTGAAGGGCAATTAGAATCAGGTATCAATGACTGGATTGAAAATCCGGATGACTTAGCAAACAACAAATATAAAGATTTTATTTACGGTCTTGTAAAACATTACCACCTTGAGGATTGTATTGCGGTGAGAGTAATCGCAGAAGGTGCGGAGAATAAACCTAGACCTATGAAGATTGTCAATGGACATTGGCAAATTGGAAATGCTTCACCATCAACGGGATATAATATTGGTGCAACAGTTACTGACTTAACATTAGAATCTAAATGTAAAGGAAAACCATTACATAAGTATTATCTTTCACTGAAGATGAGTGGAACTACGAACTTATCTAATCTTGGATTAAAGAAAGAGGTTTTCCCAGTTGATCAAGTAAAGGCATCTAAAATTGAAACTGTTGCTGGAAAAGCTTTAATGAAAACGTTTGGATTGAATGAGCAATTGTTATGTCAAACTTTTAATGAGTATCAATCAGGCAATAGATCTTTTAAGGTACTTGATTCTTCTCCGACATATGATAGGGGATTACTAAAAGAACTTATTAAGGGATCATTGGGGTATGGATTTCATTATGTCCATCTAAACAAAGGTAAGATAAAACATTTAGAAATTGATGAGGCATTTTTAAATAAAGCATCTACTGCTAGTAATGTATCAGTATCATATGGTGGTGAAACTGGTGGTGCAAAGAGAGTAAACATTAATTTAAAAACACCTCTCTTAGATATGTCATTTAATATTAGAAACACTTCTGATAAAGGATCTGCTGCAGATCCAGATCGTGTATATCCAGATAAGTTACAGTCGGGATATAAGATGAAGGGTGAAAGTATTGAGACGGTATTTAACGACTAATGGCAAATATTAAACAACTAAAACATCTAGAACATCTGGAAGATGAGATGCTTAACTATGGAGTTGAGGGTTGTAAAGCTGCTGTGTCTTTCCTTAAAGAACTTCGCAAGATGTTAGGTCAAGAAGAGAGTGGTGGTTTTATGCAAACCAAATGGGATGGTGCTCCGTCTATTATTTGTGGTACTGATCCTAATAGTGGGATGTTTTTTGTTGGAACTAAATCAGTATTTGCCAAAACACCAAAGATTTGCTATACGGATGTTGATGTTGACATGTATTATGAAGGAGATTTAGCAGAGAAATTAAAATTCTCTTTGAAATATTTTGCTGCCTTAGGTATAAAGGGGATAGTGCAGGGAGATTTAATGTTTACTGACTCAACAGTAAAAACTGAAACTATTAATGGCGAAAAACTGTATACATTTAGACCTAATACTATTACGTATGGCATTCCCGTAGATCATCCTATAGGACAGGCAGCAGGTAGGTCAAAAATTGGAGTAGTATTTCATACACACTACAAAGGTGATGACTTTCAATCTATGCAAGCACTTGCTGGAGCTGATGTTAATGGATCTACTGATGCGTTAGTCATAAAAAATGATACTCCCATGAATAAAGTTGGATTCACTTCAACTGAGATGAAAAAATTTGATAGTTATATTACTAAGATTGAACGCATGTGTCAGATCTGTGGAGATTTCTTAGATGAACTGGTAGTTCTTACTGGTACTACTGGAGATAAGAAGTTTCATATTGCATCTTATCTAAAACAGTTCTTTAACAATGAAATTAAGAATGCTCGTGGTATTGGAAATGTAGATGAAGCAATGTATGACATGCTTAATTTCTATGGCGATAAGATGGAGAAAGAACTTGCAAAAATTAAGACAGTTGCAAACCTAACAGCAAAAAGAAATCTTGTATATAACAGTCAGAACTATGTTGTAGATAATGTATACAAGTTTAAATCAATGCTTTCTTTGTATAAAGAATTACAGACAGTGAAGCAAATGGTTATAGATAAGCTTGACCACCTGGAAGAGTTCCGGACCTATGTCCAGACAGAGAAAGGATATAAGGTCACAACTCCTGAAGGATATGTCCTTCATAAAGATGGTGATATGATTAAGTTTGTCAACCGTATGGAGTTTGCATACAATAACTTCACTCTACAGAAGCAATGGCGTTAAATTGTAATACTTGCTACTTTACTTTTGGTAGGTTTCAACCACCTACTACAGGTCATAAAGAAAACTTTGCTGGTGTAAAAAGAGCAGCAGGTTCTCATGACTATCGCATTTATATTTCACAAACTGTAGACAAGAAAGGTAGCAATCCATTACCACCAGACAGAAAACTTTTCTATATGGAAAAAATGTTTCCAGAACATAGAGGAAAGATTCATTCTGGACCCAAACAACCTGTCGCTATCTTGCAAGATCTTATGCTGGCAGGGTATAATGAGGTAGTATTCCTTGTGGGTTCTGATAGAGTGAGCGCCATGCAGTTCCTCCATAAATATAACGGAAAGGATTTCTCATTCAGAAAAATTGATATTCAATCTTCTGGAAGTAGAGATGCTGATGGCGATACCTTCGCTATTTCAGGAACAAAAATGAGACGCGCAGCATTTGCTGGTGACTTTAAAACTTTTCGTTCTGGTATACCCAGAGCACTGAATGATAATGATTGCCGTGCTCTTATGCAAGAGATACAGGCAAATTTGCCCGCTAATTTTAAATGAAAAACTTTAAGCAACTTAGAGAACAAGCACTCCGTCAGGCACATCGTCAGAATGATGTGATTTCTGAGGGTGATATTGTTATGTCTGCTAGAACTGGAGATAAAGGAACAGTTCATCGCACTGGTGTCAACTATGCCATTGTCGTGACTGAAGATGGGAGAATGTTTCGGGAGTGGGTGAAGGATATTCGCACTATAAATAAACCATAAGAAGATCTTCAATTTTAAACATGGATAAGCAGAGACCTGTTAACAAAGTTGCACATAATGATGCATATTCTGCATCTTTGATGGAGATGTATACGAATTGGATGGACGGTGATTGTTTCCAGGGTAGTCATATCCCTGAATATACTCCTGAAGCATTTGAGGGTATGGATCCTCAGTCACATGGTGCTGAAGTAGATGACATCACCAAGAAGAAAAAGAAGATTGATAAGAAAGAGAAGTCGGTTGCAGAAGAAATCGTTCTTGAGCGTGAAGAGATTGAAGTTGATGGTGAAGTAATCATCATTGAGAAAGTCAAGATGGACGGTGTTGATGACAATGGTAATACCTCTTGCTGGAAAGGATATAAGAAGCAAGGCACTAAGAAGAAAGGTGGTAAGGAAGTTAACAACTGTGTCAAGGCAGGGTTTGAACCCACTGGTGAAGAGATCAAAGAAAAGAAACTTGATCCCGTAGGTAAGGAAGACGGTGACGTTGATAACGATGGAGACAAAGATAAGTCAGATAAGTATCTTCTAGCACGTCGTAAGAAAGTTAGTAAGATCATTGGAATGAGTAAGAAAAAATGAAAAATTTTAAACTACTTCGTGAGGAGTGTGGGAGTAAGGAGAAAGAACGTAAGTCCAAGAAAAAAACTGTGGAAGTAATGCCACAGATTAAGGATGATAACGGTCAGAAGATGAGTGTTAAATAAATAGTATCTGCACCATGCAATAAGATTATGCTAGCATTTTTACTTCCACTCGCATCAAAAATTATCACCGATGCAATTTCTAAAATTCCTGAGAATGAAGAACTCGGTGAGAAGATGGTTGAGATCTGTCTTGTTATTCTTGCTAAAGCGGTTAAGCTGACCAAGACTGACATGGATGATCAACTACTTGAAGTTGTAACCAAAGCAATCAAGACACGCGAAGAAGCGTGATATAGTGGGGGGATTAAGTCCCCCCATCTTTATAAATATAATTTAGATTAAGTCAATTTACTGGAGAAAACATGTCTCTATACGGAAAAACTGACAGCAATGCAAACAAAACCAAAGCTGGTAGAGGCATCGCTGCATCAAGTCAGGCAAAGCAAACAATTTTCGTTGATGAAACGGAAGCAGCACTTGCAGAAAATAAAGCACGAGGATTGAACGCTCCTGGTTGGTGGTCATACTATACATTTACTGATAGCTCTGGCGCTACACGCCACAAAGCAGAGATGTTGGTAACACTTGCTGATGCAGAAGCGAATTCTTCTGAGTCACAATCAGATGATGCTGTAGCAGCAGATCGCACCGTTGTTATCTCAACACAACCTGGATCTCAAGCAGTCAATACTGGAGCACCTGTAACTTTCGCAGTATCAGCTTCTATTGAAGGTGCTACTGGTGGGTCTATCAGTGCTCAATGGCAGGCATCTAGCAATGGTGGCAGTAACTTTACCAACATTAGTAGTGGTCAACCAACTGGATTTGGTGGAACATATCTTTATCAGGGTAGCGGATTCTCTGGTCAGGAACTAACTGCTACTGGAACTCACCCATCAATGGCTAACTATCAGTATCGTGTTGTTCTTTCTACAACAGGACAGTCTGGAGACGTTACTTCTGATGCTGCCACACTCACATTCAATTGATGATTAAATGAAATTTGATGAGTTGACCCAAGATAATTGGGTACTTTTTGCAATTAAAAATTATGATAATCCTCAGTCAGTTACATATGCTGATTTTGAGGAGGATATTAAAAAATTTAAATACATTAAAAGACTCCTTCGTAGATACCAAACTACGAAGGAGTTTAAAAAACATTTGATATTAAACCATATCATTTGTTTGTATAATATCTTTGGGGAAGCAGCAACTCCGTTGTTGCTTTTTAAAATTGAAAAAGAATATTGGAGTGTATTAAAATCGTTCCTTTTATTTTTAGATAGACTTCCCCCATCACTAAATAATGACATAGATACATATTGTTTAAAGGAACTGAATCTGATATGAAAAACATCTCAGAAATGGTAGCAGGAGACGGGGGTAATTTATCTTTACCACCTGCTTTTGTATTTGTTAATCCTAAACAGCATCGTAAGTATAAAAAAGCAAATCAAGATAAGGTTGATGGGCGTACAAATGGTGCCCGTGCTTTAATGTCCCGTATTAATCGTAGAAAAATGAAAGAAGAATTAGAAATCAATACTATTTCTGAAGCTGCTCCTACCGAAACTGAGAGGGCACAGAAACAAATCGGCCAAATGAAAAAGTTAGGTCGTCAAAAAGATGTCCAGAAAAAGCGTGATGACGCTAAGAAAAAAATGCAGTCTAAGACGAAAGAGATGGACACTCTTATGAAAGCACGTCTTCAAGACTTTAAAAAGAAAGCATCTTCACAAACCAAGAAACTTTCTAAAATGAATAACTCTGTAGAATTAAAAGGTGATAACATTATGGAAAATCAAGACGTGATTCAAGTTGCATTAGATGTAGCAACCAGTGAACTCAATCCTCAAGGTGAAGCATCATTTGCAAAGATTAAATTTGGTGATGGATCCGAACAAAATCTTGATAACTTCTCAGCAAAACGTATCGCTGCTTGTTACGCTCAGTTGGACGATACTCATAAGAGTCAGTTTCAATATATGCTAAACAAAGACGCTACTACATATCAATCTGCTATTGATTTTGCTATCCGTAATGTCTGAGGATAATAGTATGGGAGATTCCCGCGATATCAATACCGCTATCTTAGAAAGATTGGAAAAGGTTGTAGAATCTTTGCAGGAAAATTCCATACAAATGGGAAAACTTCTTGCTGTTCATAATGAAAAACTGGACAAGCAAGATAGGATTGACGCTGTACTTTTTGAAAAGGTAGAGAGTTTACACAGAGAAGTTAATCGCTCCACTATGGAGATTAAAAAAGGATGCGAGAGAGACATCAAAAAGATTGATGAACGTCTTCGTCTCATGGAAAAGAAGATGTGGTCTATTGCTGGTGCTATTGCCATTATTAGTTTCTTGGTTTCTCCAGTAGGTCAGAGAATACTGAGACCATTTTCTGAATCGTCACAATCAAGGTTGACGCCCATCACTGGATCTGGTATTATAGGATCAGTGGTGATGTCTCCTAGTGAGTTTTCTTGATGTCAAGTACATAAATTTAATATCCCCTCGCTTGACTCTTTTTAGTCGCAAGAAGGCAGACCTGTACAATTTCAGGTGTCCTTACTGTGGCGACTCGCAAAAGAGACGCAACAAAGCGAGGGGATATTTGTTTAAGATTAAGAATAATTTTGTGTACAAGTGCCACAATTGTGGTGTTGGTAAAACACTTTCCAATTTTCTTAAGGATCAAGATAGTTTTCTCCATGATCAATATGTCATGGAGAAATTTAAAGAAGGTAGGACTGGCAAGGGAACTACCATACCCAATCCTAAATTTAATTTTACTGAACCAAAATTTGTCAAAAGAAATACAGATCTTGAGAAGATTTCTGACCTAAATATTTCTCACCCGGCGAGAGTCTATCTAGAACAAAGAGGCATCAAAGATCTTGAATACTTTTATTACTGTCCAAAATTTAAAGAGTGGACAAATAAACAAAAGAAGACATTTGATACCCTCAGACAAGATAGT